TCAGCTCGCGCACGGCTTTGATGATCTGGGCCGATGCGGTGGGGCTGTCCATGTCGATCGCCTTGTTGGAGATCAGCAGGTTGTCCAGCTGGTCGATGTTGTGGGCCTTGCACCAAGAAGCAACGCGCTGGCGGATGCCGTAATTGCCCTCGCCTGCCATGTAGACCGAGATGCCTTTCTTGGTTCGGTGGCCGTGCCAGTCCAAGCCTGCGGCAATGTGGCAGGCAATGTCAAGGGCCAAGAAGGTTTTTCCGCCGCCTGACTCACCGTAGATCATGGTCACGCCAAGATCGGGCACCCAGTTCTTGACAACCCACTTGAGGGGTGCGGGTTGCCCAAGGTAAGAGGTGGCGCGGGTGAAGAAGTATTCTTGGGTTTCGGCTTGGGATGCGGCAAGGATGAAATCTGCGGATTCTGAGCCGATGCCGGTGGCTGCGGCCAAGTCTGTTTCTGGGTCGTACCTGGCCACGCTTTTGACGATCTGCGCCAGCTCGGACGATGGCAGTGGGATCTCGCAGCGTGTCTCGTTGGCGATTGACAGCGCGGCCATGATCTCGGCCTCTGTCATTCCGTAGCGCCGCATTGCGCCGCCTAGAGCTGTCAGGCCGTTGTTTCGGCTGCCTTGGATGAGTCCGCCGCCGGTGGTGGCTTGCTGGCGCTCCGCTGGCTTGCGCATGGCGGTGTATGCCTGCATCCAGCCCTGTGGGACTTTGAATGGGGCTACGCCATCAAATGGATCGCTGGAGGCTTCCCACTCATAGCTGCGGCCTTCTATGGTGCTGGGGAATGCCACAAAGTAGCGGCCATCGGCCAGCAGATCCACGCCTTCGGTGAGCTTGCAAGATCTGATCTCGGGGGTGTAGTCAGCGATGTGGTGAAAGCCACCGCCTGCTGTCATTTGCATCGCACCGTCTGGGACACGGCCATGGTTGTCTGTCCAGACTGACCATGAGTTGTCACCACCGTTGCGCGGGTCGATGTCAAAGACGATGATGCCGGAGCGTTCGCCTGCGGCAATGCCGATGTTGAAGTCTGGGTTTTGTGCCCACCAGCGGGTGATTTGTTCTGCGTCAGTTGTAGCGTCTTTCACGCCATGCTGAGTAGCTGGAACTTTGCCGTTCGGCACCACTGGGATGACATGCCAGCCCCATGAGGCATAAGTTAATGCTGCTTCAGCTTTGGTCGTCATTGTGATCTGCCTTCAGTTTTCCGCCTGTCTTCACCTCAAGTTCGTACTGTCGAGCCATAGGGGGCGTTTCACCCCATTGATAGATCACTTGGGGCCACACATTTAGCGCATCGGCCAGCTTTTTCAGACTGCCAAAATGGGCGATTGCTTCCTCGGTTTTCATATTTTTCTGCCTTTCTTGAAAATATTTGTTGACATCTTAACTTGAAAGCTGATATAGTGCAAGCACACCTCGAACTGATTCCCAGACGGAGGTGCAAAAAAAAGGAGAGCCACATGGCTATCAATTTGAAGTCAACAGGCAGCTTGTCTGCCAATGGAGTGAAGTTGCTGGTGTACGGCCAAGCCGGTGCAGGTAAGACCACCTTGGTCAAGACCTTGCCAAATGTGATCGTGCTGTCAGCTGAGGGTGGTTTGCTGTCCATTCAGGACGCTGATCTGCCCTACATTGAGATCGCTAGCATGGACGACTTGCGCGAGGCATTCACATGGTGCCGCGACAGCAAGGAGGCCGCTGGGTTTCAATCGGTCGCGCTGGACTCGATTAGCGAGGTGGCCGAGGTGGTGCTGTCGCATGAGATGAAGAAGTCCAAGGATGGCCGCGCTGCTTATGGCGAGATGAACAGCACCATGCAGGAGCTGATTCGCGCCTTCCGCGATCTGCCTGGCAAGCATGTCTTCATGTCGGCCAAGCTGGAGAAGTCCACCGATGAGATGGGCAAGATGCTCTACAACCCAGGCATGCCAGGCAAGAGCCTGACACAAGGCCTGCCTTACTTCTTTGATGAAGTGCTGGCGCTGCGTGTCGAGCGTGATGCTGAAGGTGTGACCCAGCGTGCTTTGATGTGCGACTCTGATGGCCTCTGGTTGGCCAAGGATCGCTCTGGCAAGCTGTCTGGCTGGGAAGCCCCAGACTTGGGCGCGATCATTTCCAAGATCGGGGGCAAAGCGTGACCGCCAAGGTATTGCCCAATGACATGAACGAGCTGGCCAGTATGTGGCTGGCTGCCAAGAAGCAGGAAGAAGATGCGACAGCAGATCGACGCGATATTGAAGACCACATCAAGAAGTTGGCAACCATTGCCGAAAACCTTGAAGGCACAGAGACCGTCGAGCCCGGTCAATACGAGATCAAAATCGTTGGCCGCATCGACCGAAAAGTCGATGGAGACAAAGTGCAAGAGCTTGCCGCTGAGTTTGGTCTGACCGATCACTTGGCCAAGTTGTTTCGCTGGAAGCCTGAACTGAACATGTCGGCCTGGAAAGCTGCCGACGCAACGATCACCGGGCCTTTGGCTGGTGCTATTACGGCCAAGCCTGGCCGCCCTTCTTTCAAAATCATCCCCAAGGAGTAATTCATCATGGCTTTTCTTTCTGAATCTTTCGACGTCAACGAACTGCCCCAAGGCAATGGCAACTTTGAGCCGCTGCCTGCTGGCTGGTACACCGCCACCATCTCTCAGGCTGAGCTGAAGGCAACCAAGGCAGGCAACGGCCAGTACATCAAACTGCGTTATGACATAACTGGCCCGACCCACCAAGGTCGCGTGGTGTTTGGCAACCTGAACATCAAGAATGCCAACCCCAAGGCAGAGGAGATTGGTCGCCAGCAGCTGGGTGACATCATGCGTGCCATTGGCTTGGCCAAGGTAACCGACACCGATCAGTTGATTGGTGGACAGATTGCCATCAAGCTGGAAGTCAAGCAGGACGAGCAGTATGGCGCTGGCAATGAGGTGAAGGGTTTTAAGTCTTTGTCAGGTAGTGCAGCTCCTGCTGCGGCCATGCCTGCTGCAAGCGCTCCTGCTGCCTCTGGCAAGGCTGCGCCACCGTGGACTAAGAAGTAAGCAAAAAAATGCCCCGACTGGTTAAGGTCGGGGCAAATCTCAACCCACAAGGGAAGCAACATGAAAATACCTGAAAAGCATTCTACAAGTTTTTATGTGTACTTGCATCGTCGCGCAACGGATGGCCGTGTTTTTTACGTTGGGAAGGGCACTGGCAACAGGATTAACAGCAGAAAACGAAATGAGCATTGGAAGCGAGTGTCATCCAAACATGGGTACGCAGTTGAAATTGTGCAGGACGGAATGCAGGAATGGTGGGCGTTAGAACTTGAAAAAGAGTTAATAGCCCATCACGGTCGAGAAACTTTGTGCAATATGACTGACGGAGGCGAAGGTCTTGCTGGTTTTAAGTTTTCAGAAGAACACAAGAAAAAAATTGGTGATGCTCACAGGGGAAAGCCAAAACCTATTCATGTAATTGAAGCCGCAAGGATGGCAAACATTGGCCGCAAGTTATCTGATGAGCATCGAAAAAAACTTTCAAAGGCCAAGGCTGGAATTCCTCATTCAATGCAACACATTACAAATGCTGCCGATAGTCGCAGGGGAAAACCAGTCACAGAGCAAGGAAAAATAAATATTCGAAAAAGTAAATGCAAAACAGTTGTTTGTGTTGAGACTGGTCAATTATTTGATGGGACGCATCACGCTACGGAATGGGTAAAAACTTTTAACCCGAAGGCGTCACAAGCTGCCATCTGCAAAGTTTGTATCCAAAAGAAGCGAACAGCATACGGATACACATGGAATTATCAAAATGAAAATACCTGAACAAACGAATACAATTGAAAGCCTGATCTACGCCGCCTACGAAGCAGATCAGGAGCCGCCTAGGCCTCACATGGGCGCATCTCAACTCGGCCACCCTTGCGACCGTTGGCTGTGGCTTCAGTTTCGCCATGCCGTGATTGAGCGACACAATGGCCGTATGCTTTTGCTTTTTAAGCGTGGACACGAAGAAGAAGCAAAAGTGGTGCAGCACTTAAGAAAAATTGGAGCACATGTCCAAAATGTTGGCAGCAATCAAATTGGTTTTGATTTTGGATCGCACGTCAAAGGGTCTGCTGACGGTGTTGTGTCTGGGCTGCCACAAGCGCCAAAAACAAAAGCCATCTTGGAGTGTAAAACACATTCAGACAAATCTTTCAAGGAGCTTAAAACCAAGGGCGTTAAGGAGGCAAAGCCAATGCACTGGATTCAGTGTTGCGTGTATGGCTATGGCGCAAAAATAGACCGCGCTTTATATTTTGCAATCAACAAAAATACGGACGAAATTTACACCGAGTGGCTTCATTTAGATAAAGAAGTAGCCATCAAGGCCATCGAGCGTGGCCAGCGCATTGCTTTGACCGACCGCATGCCCGAGCCGTTGAGCGCCGACCCAAGCTGGTATCAGTGCAAGTTCTGTGATGCTCAAGAGTTTTGCCACCAGTCCAAGACAACCAAGCAAGTGAACTGCCGCACTTGTGCTTTGGCCACAGCGATGCCTGACTCGACTTGGCACTGCGCCAAGTGGGATGCTGTGATCCCGGTGGATGCCCAGCACCAAGGCTGCGAGAGCCATGTCCTGCACCCTGATCTGGTGCCTTGGCAGCGCAAGGACGGGCCAAACGAGTTCACGGCTGTGTATGAGATCAATGGCGTGAATCTGGCCAATGGCGATCCTGAACAGGAAGGTGTTTGGGGTAGCAAAGAGTTGTTGGCCAATGCCGAGGCCTGCGCCAGCGGTGATCCTCTGATTGCTGAGATGCGCAAGGACTTTGGTGGAAGGATTGTGGGATGAACAAATTTCCATACAAGTGGACTTTGGCACAAGCCAATTTCACAAAAGATAAAGGCAAGGTGTTCTCATGCTTTGCTTGTGGTGGTGGCTCAACAATGGGCTATAAATTGGCTGGCTTTGATGTACTTGGATGCAATGAAATTGATCCAAAAATGATTGAGGCTTACAAAGCTAACCACAACCCAAAATACGCTTATTTGGAGCCAATCCAAGAATTCAAATTGCGTGATGACTTGCCACATGAACTTTACGAATTAGACATTTTGGATGGTTCGCCACCTTGTTCAAGTTTTTCAATGGCTGGAAACCGTGGGGATGATTGGGGAAAAGAGAAAAAGTTTCGTGAAGGACAAGCCGAACAGGTTTTGGACACGCTTTTCTTTGACTTCATTGATTTGGCTAAAAAACTACAACCCAAGGTTGTAATTGCCGAAAACGTCAAAGGTCTATTGTTGGGTGAGGCTAGAGCTTACGTTTCACGCATTTATGAGGCATTTGATGAGGCCGGATACATTGTTCAGCATTGGTTGCTTGATGGTTCAACTATGGGTGTTCCACAACGTAGAGAGCGTGTTTTCTTTGTTGCTTTACGCAAAGACTTAGCAGAACCATTCTTGGAATCTATGGACATGTTCACGATGGTTCCAAAGTTAAGACTTGAATTCAATGAAAAACCCATTGTGTTTGGAGAAATTCAAGATTGCGAAGGACGCAACCTTAGCGAAAACATGACAACCATTTGGCACGCTAGACAAGATGGCGATAAGGCAATGCTTGAGGCTTGCGAGAGGCTTACAGGTAAAACCAAATATTTTAGTCAGAGCTATCTCTACAAAGACAAAGTGGCCACAACGCTCACATCGCATGAAGATAGTCTTGTTTTGTTTGATGCACCAAAGTTCACAAGCAAACAAGAGGCTTGCAGCATTGGAAGTTATCCACAGGACTATGACTTTTGCAAACAAAAACCACATTACATGATTGGAATGAGTGTTCCACCAGTTATGACAGCTCAGATCGCATTGAAAGTTCATGAGCAATGGCTTTCAAAAATTTATGAAATGCGTCAGGAATGTGGTGAAAAGGTTGGTGAATGATGCTCCGTGACTACCAACAGCGCACCATCGACGAGCTGTATCGATGGTTTGAGGCTGGCAATGCTGGCAATCCATGCTTGGTGCTTCCGACCGGCTCAGGCAAGTCGCACATCGTGGCTGCGCTGTGCAAGGATGCCTTGCAGAACTGGCCAGAGACTCGGGTGCTAATGCTGACCCATGTCAAGGAGCTGATCGAGCAGAATGCCGAGAAGATGCGCCAGCATTGGCCTGGTGCACCTCTTGGCATCTACAGTGCGGGCGTTGGTCGGCGTGAGCTGGGAGAGCCGATCACCTTCGCTGGCATCCAGTCTGTGCGCACCAAGGCCGGTGCGCTTGGCCACATCGATCTGGTGATCATTGACGAGTGCCACTTGGTAAACCACAAGGACGAGGGCGGCTACCGCAAGTTGCTTGGCGAGTTGAAGGCCATCAATCCGCACCTGCGCGTGATTGGCCTTACCGCCACGCCTTACCGCTTGGGGCATGGCCTGATCACCGACAAGCCTGCGCTCTTTGACGATCTACTGGAGCCGGTCAGCATCGAGGAGCTGGTGTTCAAGGGTTATCTGGCCACGCTGCGCTCCAAGATCACCAAGGCCAAGCTGGATGTGTCTGGCGTGAAGAAGCGAGGTGGCGAGTTCATTGAGTCCGAGTTGCAGGCCGCTGTGGATACAGACGACAAGAATCAGGCCGTGGTGCATGAGGTCATGGCCTTGGCCGGTGAGCGCAAGGCGTGGCTGTTTTTCTGTGCTGGCGTGAAACATGCCGAGCACGTGGCCGAAGCCCTGCGCCAGCAGGGAGTGCTGGCTGAGTGCGTGACCGGGGACACGCCGAAGAAGGAGCGCGAGCGCATCCTTACCGACTTCAAGGCTGGGCGCTTACGTGCGCTGACGAACGCCAATGTCCTGACGACTGGTTTCGACTATCCCGACATTGACCTGGTGGCCATGCTGCGCCCGACGATGAGCGCCAGTCTTTATGTGCAGATGGCTGGCCGTGGCATGAGGGTCAAGAGCCACACCGACCATTGTCTGGTGCTCGACTTTGCCGGTGTGGTCGAGTCGCATGGCCCGATCACCAATGTGCAGCCGCCCAAGAAGGGTGGCGATGGCAATGGCGAGGCACCAGTCAAAGTCTGCGACCACTGCGGTGAGCTTGTGCACATCTCGGTGATGGTTTGCCCTTCATGTGGTGAGCAGTTTCCTGAGCCAGTCAAGAAGTCGATGGTGTTGCGAGACGACGACATCATGGGTCTGGATGGCCAAGAGCTGGAGGTGAGCAGCTGGGCCTGGCGTGAACACATTAGCAAAGCGTCAGGTAAGCAGATGCTGGCGGT